GTGGGTACGCCAAGCGTGCGATTCCCGCCGAGCACCACGGAATAATTGTTCGCAAGCGATAAATCCGGTGTGATCGTCGCGCCGTCCGTCAATGCTGAATATGCGCCGCGCTGTGCTGCGGTCCACGTCAGAACCGTTCCGATGAACGTCGCCTTGAGATTCGCCCAGCTCAGTTTTTTCAGGATGTTCGATGCCGCGCTATCCATCAGGCCCAGGTAATCAGCATCTACCGGTGTGGTCTTGCCGGTTGCGCCGTTTATCAATGCGCCCACCGTGGTAGTGGTTTCGTCGCCGGTGTTGGTGCCTGTGGCAGTCTCGGCCAAAGCCTTGCCGTTTTTGCGCGTGTAATTGATGACGCGCACGTTGTTGGCCGTCTCAGCGAACAGCCGTGCTGTGTCGCCCGCCGCCGTCGTGATATTGGCTCCAGTCGGGCAAATCAGCGACGAAGCGTTATGCGTGAGTGTCAGGATGCCGTCGAACACGACCGTGCGCTCCCGGCCTGCGCCCAGAGTGAAAGCCGTGATATTCGTCGTTCCGGTGATGTGCAACCACCGACCGGTTGCTGTGTCCAGATTGACGGTCCCGGCAGATGCGATATCCGCCCCTTTCGTGTCGTGGAATAGAACGTTGTCGTCTATTTCATTGTTCGAAAGGGGGGTTCCCTTGCCAGCACGCGTGGTAATAGCAGCCATTTATCTACCTCCAAAACACCGCTATTAACCGCTAATTGTGACTGTCCACGAAATAGTGATCGAATCGTCCGCGCCCTTGTTCACAGCAGAGAACACGCGACGGTTCATCAATGTGCCTGCGCTCGATGCATTCAAAATTCCTGCTTCAGTAATCGCACCAGTGCCAGTACCTGCCGGGAACGTGGCCGAGTAGGTTGCAACGGCAGCCGATGCAGTGCCGGACGTGAGCGCAACGCGGCCAAGCTCGGTGCCAAGCGTGGTATCGCCAACCAGCGCGGCACTCGTGCCGGAACCGATTGCCATGTGCGACATAACGGCAGCCGATGCGCCAACCATGCGCGAGGCAATGAAGCCAAGTCCCAGCGTGGTGATCAGGTTTTCTTCGTCAAGGCGTTCGTCCTTGAGTTGTCCATCTGGTCCGTAGCAGCGCAGATGCATCACGCCCTTGACCTTCAAGCCTTCTGACAGCGCTTTACCGATCGCCATCATCATTTTTTCTTCGACCTTCGAATTTTCATTCATGATTCACTCCCTTTATAAAGTCACACTGGAACCGCAATAATCCTCAAGAAAATACGTACCATCTCCGTAATCCTGCGTCACGGCCATCGCCGCTTCGCTCACCGTCGCCGTTTCTGTCAACGGCTTTGTGGTCGAAAGCGTTATGGCTTCCGTCGCCGTCGCGGTTTCAGCCAGAACCTTGGTCATGCTTAGTATGAAGGCTTCGGTGATCGTCACGATTTCGTCGAAATGCTGCGATCCAACCATGCTTGCGATCGCTTCGGTAATCGTCACAGCATCGGCCAGCACCATCGTTATTGACTTCGCGATTGCGTCGCTTGTCGTCACCGTGTCCGTCAGAACCTTGCTGACAGCCTTCACGAGTGCGTCAGTAGAATGCGCAGTGTCGGAAATGATTTCCATGAACGCGCTGGTAATCAGCAGTTCATCCTGTACGGATACCGAATCCGCCAGAACCTTCCCGGTCGTGATCCTGTTCGCATCGGTAGCAGTGACTGCATCGGTCAACGGCCTGATAAAAGTCAGACGCATTACCTCGGTTGCGGTGACGGCTTCCGTGAATGCCCGGATGTATGTCGTGACCATCGTGAAGCCCTCGATCGCGGTGGCGACTTCCGCCAGCACCTTACCCATCGAAAGCGTCGAGCTATCGGACGCAGTAGCGATATCCGAAAGCCCTTTGATGTATTCCAGTTGAAAATCTTCTATCGCATGCGCGACATCGTGCAGAATGCGATTGCGCCCGCTCGTGTCGGTCTTGACCGTGAAGCGGGGGGCGACGTAGGTGAGCCTGACTTTCATCAGAACTCTTCCCTGATGCTGAATTTGGCGATGTCGTAGCAGGTCTGCCTGCCGCCGTCCTCGAACGTTATTTCAAGTTCTGCCTCGAATTCGCCAGCGGTATCGAGCGCGTCCACGGACCAGTCCATGGCGAGGCGTCCGCCCCGGCCGAGCACGTCGTAAGGCGCATCAAAACTTACCTCCCCGGTTTCCGGATCTGTCCGGCCGTTGAGTTTGAAGCAGAGCATCGTGACCTTGATCGTGTCCGATCCGGCTTCGCGGAAATTTACAAGTGCGCTGGTTCCATCTTCCGAGAAATCGACGGGATCGCCGGTGAAGTCATCTGTGACATCAAAAACCAGTTGTGGCCGCGTGTCGCCGGAGACTAATCTGATTTTCTGTGACATCGCGCCTCCCGTTTATCCGTTAAGTAAGGTGGACCGAACCTGTCAGGGTTCGGGCCTACTCGGTTTTTCGCTGCGTCGGCACCATTAGCTAATCCGACCTACTCGACAGCTTTTTCACACTACAGGGAACAACTCAATTCAAATGAAGCTCGCGCGCGTCCTTAATGGAGCGCTGCTGTATCCCTTTGCCGCCTGCATCAGCGTTTTCGCAATTGCAGACTCAAACATCTCTCGTTCCTGCGCTGCCAGTGCCGGGCTTGTGTACGTCTTTCCCGGTTTATTCATAAGCCGCGCCTTGGCGCCGTGCCCGATCGCTTCCGCGTACTGATCGAAGATGCGGTCATCGATGCCGGTGGATGTGTGCGATGGCTTCATGATCGCCGTCACATACACTTTTTGGCGTGCGCCCGGCTGCGTCATCAGAACGAACTGCGTCTGGTCCAGTACAAGAATCGAAGCCGTGCCGCTCATCGTGATTTCGTCGCCAGGAAGAAGGATTCTCAGATCCTGCGCGTCAAGCTTGGCCGACATCACCTTAACCAGAAGCTGGCATTCATCGATATCGAACTCATACGTGTCTTCGCTTGCGTTCGTGGTCACAGCATCCAGATCAACGCGCCAAACCCTGGTACGCTCGAAGAATTCCTGGGCCGCATTGCGCAGTTCGTTCGCGGCTGCAAATGATGTGCAGCCTGGCAGATCCTGCTGGCAGAACTTATAAAATGCGTCCCAGGTTTTCATGTCTTAGTTTTCGCCGCGTGTTTTTTCGACGATCTTCGCAATCACGGTGCTGTCAGGCCACTTGTGATGGACGTTGATCTCGAACGTGTTCTTTGCAAGCGAACGAAGCGCTTCAGGTTCAAGTGCTGACAGGTTGATCTCTGTGCCGTCGCCATCGGTGATGATCACCGGCTTGGCTTCTTCGACTGGCTTGCCGGTCTTGGTGTTGATGACCTGCGGCGCGCTCACCGTTTTTGTAGGCTTCGGGATCGATGCACTGCGATCTAATGGCGCAAAGCCTTCCTTGATACCGACACACAGGCGGTGAATGGCGCTGTCATCGTCGATATCGCACACATGCGCGGCTTCCATGAATGCTGGCTCTTCCACCTTGATCGCCGCGTCTTCCGGCTTGAAATGGTAGTTTTTCCCGAACAGTTCAATCTTGGTGCCGCCCTTGCGCTTCAGTAGTGATTCGATTTTCATGGGTTCCCCTTGTTGTAGTGCTGCAGTTGAAAACGGGCGCAGCCACCTGACGGCGCCCGATGGTGAATCAGTTCTTGAAGGACAAGATGACGCAGAGTTTCTTGCCGACTGCGGCCGCAGTCGCCACTGCTGCAGTGACTTTCACACCAAGACTGCGCTCTGCTGTGCCGGCCGCCAGCAGATAAGCCGTAGTAGTTGTCGCGCGTGCTACGCCACCTGTTTGCGGGGCTGCCGAATCGACGATAAAGCCTGTGCTGTTAAGGTCTGTCTTGCCGGAATTCAGAATGCCGACAGACATTGTTACGGTCGGTGATGCGTGCGCATCGTGGTCGTCGAAGATCGCAACGCAATCGACGATTTCCAGACCTGCTGGAATCGGGCCGAGATCAACGATGTCGCCGTTTGCCAATGCGGTTTCAGTTGTGAAGTCGTAAGCGATTTGCGTAACAACCGACGACTGCACGGAAGGAACCGGTTTTACGCGGTTCGCGAACTTGGATTTATAGAGGGCCATTTCATGTACTCCTTTTCAATTTTGACGGGGATGAAGCCCGTGTTTCAGGGCTTCAATCTCGAACGATTACGATGGATCGGCAACGTAGGTATCAAGCGCGATCACGCCGAAGTCGCGGCTGGTGCCGTCGATCGTGAACGCGGTCTTCTTGATGCCGAAGATCGAGGAAGTCGTGATGACCACTTGATTGCCACGGTCTTCCATCTCCTCGTTCCAGTCGAAACGCAGGCCGGAACCTGTCGAACCGAACGACACAACGCCAGCTTGGCGGCCCATGAACAGAGCGCGTGCGCCGTTCAAGTTCAAGCCAGATCCGTAGTCGGTGCCGAGAATGACAGCCTTGTGTTTGTGCAACACGGTTTCGTTGTACATGCCGAGCGAACCTTTGAAGATCGGGTTCGATTTACCTTCGGATGCGGCTGCAGCCTTCTGGATGTCGAGCCATTGACCAGTCGATGCATTGGTACGAACTGCATATTCCTGCCATGGGTGCATCACACAGACAAAACGCTCTTCGCCTTCGATCATGCAAGGCTCGATCATCGGAACGCCGGAAGTACCGCCGCCCATGGTCGCAGCGCGAGACTGTGCGCGATCCAGGATCGTCAAGTCCATTTTGTCGGTATTGGTGATCGTGGCCTTCGATGTCGCGGCGCCACCATAAAGGATGTGCAGCGAATCAGGCGCAACGAACGCATTGCCGGCCATGCCGGTGTAATCGGTCGGGTATGTGTAATCGGTGTTGGTGCCACGTTTTCCCGACAAGTACATGAAGAAGAGTTCGTCGAAAATCCGTGCCCACCATTCGGTTTGACGTGCGCGGGCAATCTTGCGCAAATCATGGATGGTGCGCTTGCGAGTCATGCGGCCGCCGGTGTTCACACCGCCGCGAGCCTGGTCGATCGATACTGAGTCCGAGTAGAACTTCAGATCTTCTTCTTTGCCGCGCAAGATGTTGTCGCCTTCAACAGGCTGCATCTTGAGCTGGCCAACGAGGTCATACGTGATTGTGTCGCCAGCCTCGTTTTCGAGGTTCAGCAAGGTCTGAATTGGGGTTTGGGCTTCAATGCCCACGCCCATGAACTTCTTGTTGAAGTAGGATTTGCGGCCGACATCGACCGCGAGGAAGGAACTGAATTTTTTTACGGCTTTTTGATCGCCGACTCCGACAATTGTCTGGGCCATGGAAATACTCCTCTTTAAGTGAATAAAAGAAGAGCACGTCCTGCGCTCAATCAAACTATGTGCATTATTACATCAATTAATTTCTTTGTGCAAACAAAAACATTGACTACGATAAATTTATTCCCATCGCTGCCTGCTTCGCCCCGCTCTTGAACCGGCGCTGCTCCGCCGATCCTGGTCGCTGGATGGATACATCGCTGTCAGCAACGAACTTCAGCCTCGCCAGCTTCCCGGATTTATCTTCCAGAGACATCACGATGCGCCCGCCATCAATCGATATCGACTGCCCTACCTTCAAATCAATAAACAGCGGGATTCGTGCCATTCAATTAGCTCCGCAAGTAGCGATCTTCCTGTTCGGGGGTCATCTTCGCCAGTGCGCGTTCGCGATCGATGCCGGTCAGCTTGTCGATGTGAGCGAACTCGCCCTCGTCAGATCCTTCATTGTCGGCAGCGGCTGGCATGCGGCCCAGCGTCTTCGGCAGGTTAGACGTGTCCGGCGCGCGGCCTTTCGGCTTGGCCTGCTTGTCGGCTTCCTTGCCTGGCTTGTCTGATTTCGCTGGCCTGGAATCGCCGATACGGTACTGCGTCTTTACCATCTCGTGCGCTTCTTTCAGGAACCACGAACCATCTCGCTGTGCGTTTTCTGGGTCTTGCGCGAGTGCCTTCACCCAGCGATCGAAAGCTGAATTCATCTTCGCATCGGTCGCGTAGTTGATGCCGTCCGCCTTCAGAACGTCATTCTGGAACGCATTCACCTCTTTGAACCATGCTGCGGCATCGTTGCGTTGTGCCGCGGCTGCATCCCGGTCACGCAGATACTTGGATTCGAACTTGGAATATTCTTCGGCGTCGAGCGTGCCTTCCATCAAC